TTTGTCGTCCGCGACGGATCGTATACCCATAAAGATCCAGCAAATCCTGCTAGCATGTATATTTGGTGAAAAGTTCGCAAGAACTTGGGCAGCCCTTTTGGTTGGTCGACCCTATGTGATCCCTAAAAAGATCGCACGGGAGCAAAACGTCGGAACAAGGTTCCTTCGGTATGCTGTCGGGCAGCCAATGGGTGCGTACTCCTCATGGGGTATGCTAGCTCTAATCCATCATGCGATGGTGCAGTATTCCGCACAACGAGCGGGCTTCAAAGGTTGGTTTACCCTATACGCCGTTTTAGGCGATGACATTGTCATTGCTGACAGCGGAGTAGCCAAGAAGTACCGTGCATTATGCCGGTTACTCGGAGTGGAAATTGGGTTGGCGAAAAGTCTAGTGAGCTCTGGGAAAACCCTGGAGTTCGCGAAGAGATTCTTCTTTGAGGGATCTGACCTGTCCGGTATGCCGACGAAGTTCTGGGCTGCAGCGCAGTCCCAGTCCGGAGTCGCATGCGCACTAGCTGCCTGGTACCCTTCGGGTACTCTCGGGAACTTTGTGCGTGCTCTTGGCGGAGGGTTCAGAGTCGCTTCAAAAGTGGGAACGACACGTTGGGACAAATTGTCAAAACGGGTCCTCTCACTTTGCGTATCTCTGACGAATCCAGTTATGGGAGCTCGATTGGCTTTCAGGACTTGGCCCGAATGGCTATGGAGCCAAAGCGCTGATACTTCTCGTCCTATGGATGAGGAGTCTCTTACGCAATTAACTCCATTCTGTACTGCGGTGCAGAGCAGTTTGGTGGATCCTGCGATCACCAACCTAGAGAATTATCAGGAAGATATTTTCTTCTCTGAGAAACTCGAAGATCCTGTGACAGCCGTCACGGATGCTGCAGCAAACAAGGCTATTGTTTCTGCGACCAATTCTCTCGAATTGCATTCGAAGTCTCTACGTCATCTCCAGGGACTTAACATAAGGATGAACCTTGTGCAAGTTTCGGCTATTATCACACAGATATGGAGGTCTGTGGATAAGGCGGGACTGGTCCCGTTGCCTTCAACGAAGGCAACAGTACGACCAGAGCTGGACCCTTTCGCCCATCGGGTTTCTTCAGTATACAAAAACTGGAGTCAACGACGAAGGCTTGCAGCTCCCGA